CTATTTTAATATTGCAAAAGAAAGAATAAGTGAATCTAAAACGGAACAGTCAGATGAAAGTCGTTGACCTCGATCCATGCAAAACCATCCTTCAAGGCAAAGACCTTTGGTGTGATGACCTAAGCGAAAACTGGTATCCAGTCCCCAACGAGCTTTTCGGCAAACTTGCCTCTCAAGTCCTGCCTCGTAACGTCAGAATCAGAGGTTACGATTGCAGGCTCTCTAACGCAGTCCATCCTTGTCGGTGGAAAGAGGTTTACGGCATCGATAAACCATAGTATTTGCTTTTGCGTTGCCTTAACGCTATTCTGCTGCAAGTCAGTTAAACAATAGCGATAGGGAGATGACTAAGTGACGACTAGGGGACCGAAACCAAAGCGTCAGGAAATAACTAAGCACAACGGGTCTGAGACTAATCGGCCCTCCCGTGTGAAAGAGTTAGTTCCTGTTACCGACAAAAGACCAGAGCCTCCGATCATCGTGCAGGGTGATGAATTGACCCTTGCACTTTGGAATGAGACTTGTGATGTGCTTCAGGGGATGCGTTTCCTGTGTGCAGAGGATAAGCAACTGATTGAGTCGTATGTACTCAATTATCGTGAGCTACTTCTGTGTGCAGAGGAGATGCACAAGCATGGAAACATCTCTGTCTCATCTGATGGTGGAACTAGACCTTCAGGTGCTTCAGTCAACTGGACAAGGCTGATGGGGCTACACCTAAAGCTACTTCAAGAACTAGGTTTGACACCATCTGCTAGGGCAAGGCTCGCTGCTCCTGCAAGTCGGTCCAAAAGTGAAAAAAGTGATGTTGGCAATTTATTAAAGAAGTTATCCGGTGGCTGAGTGGCAAGATCCTATCGAGACAATGCAGGAGTATGTCTCCTCCGTTATCGCAGGCGAGATCGTTGCCTGCAAAAGCGTCATTGCGTCATGCAAGCGACACAGAAAAGACCTTGCTCGCCAAGGAGATCAGGGCTTCCCGTTTTACTTCGACGAGGAACATGCTCGAAACGTCTGCAACTTTTTTCCTACCTGCATCAAACATTCAATCGGGAAAGACGTAGGAAAGCCTTTCGTCTTGCAACCGTGGCAGGTTTTTGCTGTTGCATCTATCTTTGGTTGGAAGTCTACGAAAGATCATTGCCGTAGGTTCAAAAAAGCCTACATCTCAGTGGCCAGGAAGAACGGAAAATCGACTCTTGCTGCGGCCATCTGCACCTACTGTGCTGGGTTCGATTACAACCCAGTATCAAAGGGATTCGAGAATGTTGCACAGATCGTTCTTGCTGCATCGAAGAAAGAGCAGGCTGACCGGGTAACAATGGCCGAGTGTGTCAGGATGCGTCAGCAAAGCGATCTCCTCAAAGAGATGAGCGACTTCAAGAATCGTCAGATTACATTCGGACATAACAACGGACACATCATTACCATCGGATCTGACAAGGCTTTCGATGGCCTGAATCCTCATCTAGTCAACGTCGATGAGATGCACGCTTTCCGTTCAAACGGAAACCAAAAAGAGTTCATCGATACGATGAAAACGGGTAGCGGATCTCGAAGTCAAAGCATCTTCCTCGTGACAACCACAGCAGGCTCGACTTCCTCTGAACTATGGAAATCGGAATGGAACTATGCGACCGGCGTTGCCTCCGGTGAGTACGACGACAACTCCTACTTCTGTCTCAGCTATGAACTGGATGAAGAAGATGATCCTCTCGACCCAGAGCTTTGGATCAAAGCTAACCCTTGCATGGGTGTGACTCTCAGTAAAGACTACCTCGAAGATCAAGCTAAACCTGCTGCTGCTGACAATGTTTCGCTAAACAGGTTTACTCGTTACCATGGCAACCGGCTCGTCAGTAATCTCGATACGGCTTTCAATCTTGAACAGTGGGATGCCTGCAAGAACGAGCTTTCTGATTGGTATGATGCCGAGGCAGTAGGAGCCGGAATCGACCTCGGCGCGAGAGATGACCTAGCAAGTCTGTGTTACTGTGCAAGGTTTCCTACCGAGGAGTTCGTTGAGGATGCTGAAGGTAATAGGAATCCTATCTATCGGTATGAGTTCAAGTCTTACTCTTACATTGCTATGGATAGTGTCAGGGATGTCTCAGCAAAGCCCTTTTGCGACTTTATCAAGGACGGGTATCTTGTGCGGTCAAAGTTTCCTCTATCTGAGCTAGAGAGAGACTGTATTGAGAGATGCAGGGAGTTCGGATGCTGGCAAGTTGCGTTTGACCCTTACAACGCACAGCAGGCAGGAGAAAGGATTTCTCAAGAGGGCATCGAAGCGATTACAATGGCCCAGACCACTAGACACTTTAATGAGCCTATTGGTGAACTGCGACAAGCAATTATTGAGGGGAGAGTCAGGCACGATGGAAACCCGCTACTTAGGTGGGCCGTTGGTAATGCAGTCCTTGTGACTGATAGGCAAGATCGTGTGATGTACGCGAAGGATCAATGTCAAGAAAAGATCGACCCCTGTGTTGCGATGACTATGGCTTTCGCAAGGTGTATTGCGATGCCAAGTCGTTCGTCAGGTTACTTCACTTTCTAAGGTTAAAAGATGTTCAAAAGTCTAGTCGGTACGCTGTTCAACGAACAAAGCAGCAATGCCTCAAGTCCAGCAGCATGGCTGCTGCAAGCACTCGGTATCAGCACAAAATCTTCCAGCGGAATCAACGTCAGTATTAACAGCGTACTGGGTATTCCTGAAGTCTGGATGGCGGTTAGCAAGATATCGGGACATCTAGCTCAAATGAAAATCGAGTGTCACCACTACGAAGGTGATGATCGATCTTACACCGAAAGAGTCTATAACGATGCCGGTGCAAGAGTCCTTGCTGACCCAAGCGAATACTTCACCCACATGACGTTGATGGAGAAGTGGGTTGTCGATGCTTTGCTCTATGGCAATGGTCGTCTTTACATCGAGCGTGCTGCAAATGGTCAGCCTATCGGGCTTTATCCACTACAGGCTGAGAACTGCACCACAGTCGTTGCAGATGGAGAAAGATGGCATACAGTCAGCATCGATAGTGCATCTTCGATTGCAAGCCTTGAGGCTAATGAGAATCAAGAATCGACACTCTATAAGATCCCAGACAGGGATATCCTTTACCTGATCGGTCTTTCGAGGAACGGATGGTGGGGAGAGAACCCCATTGAGATCCTCAAAGACACCTTTGGTCTTTCGATTGCCGGTAGCGAAGCGTCAGGTGCTACGTTCCGTAACGCAGGCAAGCCGGGTCTATTGCTTGAAGCACCTAGAGGTGCTTTCCGTACAGCAAAAGAGGCTTCCGAGTTTCTTGAGCAGTTTAACACGGCACACTCTGGACTCGATAAGTCCGGCAAGACTGGGATGATCCGAGAAGGAATGAAAGCTCAGGTTCTTCCCAACGATACCAACACCAGTGGGTATGTTCAGCAGCGTCAATTCCAGCGTGAATCCGGTGCAATGATCTTCCTGCTCGAAAGCGTGTTTGGTGATAACACGGGTTCAACGTATAAAAGTGTTACTGAGCGTAATGCTGCATACGTTACCAACTGCTTAGGCAGGTGGATCAATAAGATTCAAGACGAGTGTGGCAAGAAGCTACTCAGTGGCAGACAAAAGGCTGCCGGTAACTACTGTTACAAGATGGATACTTCGATCCTTTTCAAGCATGATCGTGTTTCACTTGCACAGTACACCAGCAACTTGCGTCAGCAAATGATGATCTCAGGCAATGAGATTCGAGAACTACATGGGCTAAAACCTGTTGAGGGACTAGAAGCAGACTTCAATCCTTTCGAGCAGCGACAAGAAGCTCAGGTACAAACTGAAGAATACGAAACCGAAACGGTTGTTCCTGAACAGGATGATCGTACAGAAATTGAAGCAAGACTCGACCAAGAGTTTATGAATGGGAAATACGACCATATTGATTTCAGTCCTCCAAAGTCTGTCAGAGATGAGGCAGCGAGAGGTCTTGAACTAAGAGAGGAACATGGCCGAGGTGGTACTGAAGTCGGTGTTGCAAGAGCAAGAGATTTGAAGAATGGCAAGAATGTTAGCCCAAGTACAGCGAAGCGAATGAAAAGCTATTTTGCTAGACATGAGGTAGACAAGCAGGGAGAAGGATTCTCTCCCGGAGAGGATGGATACCCAAGTGCAGGTAAGATTGCTTGGCTTCTATGGGGAGGAGATCCCGGCAAGTCATGGGCAAACAAACTCGTTACACAGATTGATGCCGCTGACAAAGAATAATTAACTAGATTAGTAAACGGAGTTAAAGATGAAGTTTGAAACCTCTCCTGAAGATAAAACTATCACCATGCGTGGTGGCATCGGGGATTTCGATGGTCATATATCGGCCAACGATTTTATCGATGCACTTAATCAGCATGAAGGTGATATCACCATCCACCTCGACTCTCCCGGCGGAAGTGTTACCGATGGTCTTGCCATCTACAACGCAATCGTCAACTACGCAGGAGAGATTACTGTTCACATTGATACGCTGTGTGCATCGATTAGTACCGTGATCGCTTGTGGAGCAGACCGCGTGTTGATCAATAGCAATGGTAAGTACATGATCCATCGTGCTTGGACGGTTGCGATGGGCAACTGTGTCGATTTCCGCAGCATGGCTGAGATCATGGAAATGATGGACAAGGATATCGCTGAGACTTATGCGGTCAAAGCAGGTGGTGCAGTCGAGGATTGGCTTGCGAAAATGGATAAAGAAACGTGGTATGATGCTGAGGCTGCTTTAGAAGCAGGCTTAGTCGATGAAATCATTGATATGAAAAAGAAGCCTAAAGCAGAAGAAGCTAAGGCATCTGCCATCGGTCCAAACGTGCAAATCCTTGCCAGAGAGACTGCTAGAAGGATCAGATTACGCACGAAAGTTTGACATTAAATCAAGTTTAGATACATTCACACTAACTGTAGAGCTACGCTCTCTCAAACTCAAAGGAAAACTATGTCAGTCAGGCGAAATCGTAACGATATCAAGGCTGAGTTGAGCGATGTTTCGCTTGAACTGGAAGCCTTGGCAAAATCCGAGTCAGCAACCGTCGAAGAACTACAAGCATTGCAGGCGAAAGCAGACAATCTTGAAAAGGAGTTCGATCAAGCTGTTGAACTAGAAAAGATCAAGGCTGAGATCCTCGCCAAGCGAGAGGCTGAAGCGAAAGCAGCAGTCCAGCCACCTGTTTTCGAGGCCAAGCAACCCAAACTTGAGGAAGTTAAAGAAGTGATCCCAGCAACCGCTAAGTCCCAAAAGTCGAAAGTCTTTGCTTCGAGCGAAGATGCTTACACAGCAGGTATGTACCTTGCGGCCCTCGGTGGCGACCACAAGGCAAAAGAGTTCATGGCGGCTCAGTCCGGCGGAACTGACAACAAGGGCGGTTTTGCCGTACCTTCACCTTTGAGCAACCAGCTTATCCACTTGCTCGAATCATACGGTGTTGCTCGTCAATACTGTCAGCGAATCGTGATGGGAAGCGACAACTGGGCCGTCCCTAAAGTGACTGCACAGGCATCCGTATACTATCCTGCTGAAGCAGCAGCAATCACTGAGTCGGACGTTACTTTCAGTCAAGTAACTTTGTCGGCAAAGAAGATGGCTGCCTTGGTTAAGAT